GGGTTCTTGACGATGCACGGGACCGTAATGTCAGGGGTGATGAAATCGTTGGAGTGCAGCGTCACCGGGAGCACGCCCGCCACCGGATCGACCTTCTCGAAGGCCGCGACCAGCGTGTCATCCATCGCGCTTACGAGTGCATCGAAGTCCACTTACTTGGCTCCCTTCGACGGCTTGCCGCGCCTGGGCTCTTCGGCGACCGGCACTTCGACCGACGGCAGACTGCCCGCCACGACCCGCGAGGCGACCGGCGTGATCGGCGTGACAGGCGCTTCCTGGATGCCGCCATGCGCACGCTCGAAGCGCTCCCGGTAGAACTGCTGCGAGTCAGGCAAGGGATCGACCGGCTCCAGCCGCCGCGCCTCGTAAAACTGGCGTAGCCGCTGGATGCGGATCTGATGCGGGAACAACTCGGGATCGAGCGTCTGGCCGACCGGCACGGTGACCTCGCCGACGACCAGCGGCAGCCGCGCCACCTTGAGCGCCGGGATGCCGGTGCGAATGAGCTGGAACCAGGGTGTGAGCTGATGGATCATAAAGCTGCCGTGGCCGCCTCCTGACTCACCGGAAACGTTAGGTTCAACCCGCTGATTGTGATCGAGCCGTTGCGCGCCGACATTGCGTTGGCCGCGACCGCAAAGAGCACGCTTCCATCACCCGTCTTCGGTTCAGTCGGGTCGATCACCGTGAGCCATGACACGCCTGCGGTGGCCGTCCACTCAGCCGGATCTCCATCGGTGATCACGTTGAAGAGATTCGATGGGCCGCCCGTAGCTGAGGCGTCGAGACTCGGCGGGTTCAGCGAGGGTTGCGGCGGTTCTGGCGCTGCGGCATCGCGCCACTGCTCGTCAATGACCGCGATAAATTGCTCGCAGACCTCTTGCGTTGCGTCACCCGCATGAGCAAACAACCGCAGATAGGTACTGACTGCTTCGCGCATGATCACGGCTTCGTGGGCCGTGGCGAATGTCACTGGGATCTCTTGGCCCTTCCAGCCGCCCTGCGCGATCACTTTATTTGCCATACGTCCCCTCCTTAGATGCAGCCCTGCAGGAAGCCGCCCATGTCGGCGGAGATGACCTTGTGAACGTAGGCCGACTCGATCTCGACGTGAGTGCTGCGATCCGGCTGGAAGTAGTAGCTGCTGATGCGCTCACCGGCCTGGGTGGCTCCGAAGTAACCGGACCATGCGAACGTATAGCCGCAGGCGGGCGTCATGATGCCGGGCGCGGAAGGAGTGTAGCCGATCCACACGTTCGGGCCCGCCAGAAAGGCGTTGGCTTCGCCCGCGTTGACGCCTGCGTTATAGGCAGGCGGCGTGTAAGTCGCGCCCGAATCGGGGCCCGCGACCTCGCCGCTGGTGTTGTAGATCGCGTCGGAGACATGCACGCGATCCATCTCGAAGATCGCGGCCAGGGTGTCGAGGATGACCTGGGCGGGCTTGGGGGCGGTCTGGCCGTACTTGACGCGGTCTACGAACTCGGGATGATCGAGCAATACGTCGAAGGTGGGCCGCCCGATGACCATGCGGTTGGCGCGGTAGCCGGTCGTCAGTTGCACGAGCTGCTTCAGTTGGCGTACGTCCTGGATCGGCGTGGACGCCGAATTCGACCACTTCATGAAGCTGTAGGCGGTGCCGGGGACCGTGGGATAGGGCGGGGTCGCCGCCGCCGCTCCGGCCCACTGGTTGCTCCAGACGCCGGGCTGGAAGAACGTGCTCATCCACTGAAACTCACGGTTGATCAGCGACTGCGTGGTGAGCAGCCGCGTGGCCTCCAGGTCGAGGTTGAAGATCGAGTCCGCGTTGCCGCGCACCTGATCGTCAATCGGCTTGCCCAGCGCCCAGACGTCGCACAGATACGTCGGGTTGGTATCGACCCGGTAGCCGATATTCTTGACCATCGTCCCCGGCGCGCGTTTCGCCATTTGGTTCCGGTTGAAGTCGGCGCGCGAATACATGACATACCGGTCGCTCACCTTGGTGACCGGCACGATAGGGAACACGTCCCGCGCGATAAAAGCGTCTTGCTCCTGCGCGTACATTCCGCTCATGTCTGTCAGCAGAGCATTGACGTGCAGATCACTCATTGTAGGTTGAGCCATAGTTCCTTACTCCCCGGCACGGATGGAATCCACCGGTCAGCTTAAAAAAGTAATTGGAGGTAAACGCGCACAGGACGTGCGCATCCTAAAAGGGGCGGGATGTTATCACTTGGTCTGGGGGCCTACCCGTCAAGGCCCAATGCCGGGTTTTAGAGTCCCGGCAAACTCCCACCTGGGAAACCAGCCGAACTACGCGGTAGCCGCGTTGCCCGGCATCAACAGAGCACTAATGATCGTGATCTTCGCTTGCGAAGCCACGCTTTCCAAAGCCTGAGCTACGATAGCGCCGGTGGTGTGCGCCGTGAATGTGCCACCGACATCCAGATCGAGAAAGGTCGTGCCGCCGACAATCGCTTGGTTGGCGCTGATCGCCACCTTCGAGATGCCATCGACCTGATAGCAGGCCGCCTGACCGAGCAGCGGGTTATTCTGGAGCACGCCTGCAATCCCCTTGAGGGCCGTCCCGACCACGGCATGCACGCCGGGAGGATTGGAGGCATCGTTGACCAACGCCACGCCATAGTATTGCTTGCCGCTCAGATCGGCCCCCGCCGGAGTCGAGTAAGTGTTCAGTAGCCCTTCGTTATACGACATTCATTCCTCCCTTCCCTTTACATCGCCCGGCGGGCGGGTACGTCGTCGATCACGGTGCTCAAACCGAGACTCGCCATGTAGCGCCGCTGGTTGTTGAGCACGTAATCGTTCAGCGCCCGGCCTCCACCCGTGAACGCCACCTGGGCGGCCACCGCTCCGCGCTCCTCCAGGTAGCCGTTGTAGATATCCGGGTTGGCCCGCAGGAGCCGCTCCATGCACTGCGACTGCGTGAGCTTGCCGCCGGAGTTGGCGCTCATGACGCGCGCCTGCTCGACGGCCTGCTCGACCGTCACACGACCGCTGCCTGATCCGGCCTCGCCTGAAACATAGGAGCTGACGCTGCCCTCGGCGGAGGCCTTGGCGCGCCGCGCACTCAGCTTCTCGATCACTTTGTCCACGGTGTAGCCGCGCATGATGTAGTCGGCGGCCAGCTCCGGCGCACCGGCGATCTGGCACAGCTCCGCGATGCGCTTGGCAGGGGCGTTGGCAACGACCGGCAGCTCGGTCACGTGAGCGCTCTTGTCGTCGTCGTCTTGGTCGTCCTGCTTCTTGGTCTTCTTGGCCTTCTTGGCCTCGTCGTCGTCGGACGGTTTCTTCTTGTCGTCCTCATCATCGTCGTCGTCATCTTCCTGATCGACGTCCTTGGCTTCAGCGTCGGCGGCTGCCGCCTTCGCCTTCTTCATATCCTCGGTGGCCTTGGCCATGACTTTTTCTCCTTTCTCCTCGCTCTCCCCGGCATCTCCGATGACGAGGTAATCCAGTGCCGATGCGTACCGCTCCTGATCCTGCGTTTCCTGCGCCAGAGCCAGCACGCCTGTGATGTACGTCCGGTAGGCGGCCAGCGGGGCGGGCTCCAGCTTGGCATCGCGCAAATGCGCCGCTACATGGTTGTAAACCCCACGGCGGTCGCTGCCCGTCAGAACCGTACCCCCGCGACCGCCGTTCAATACGCCGATGCTCGACTGGCAGCCTTTGATGTTGGCGGCACCGACATCCCCACCCGATGACACTTCGTGATGTATGAAAGTGTAACCGGCCTTGGTCTTGGGATCGCCGCCCGGCTTCGCGAATGCGTATGCGCTGCGATAGTAACCGGCACCTTCCCCCTGGCGCAGGTTTTTCTTGGCGCGGGGTCCGCTCCAGCCCTTGTCGGACGTGGCGGTATGATGCGGCGCAATGGCGGGCATATCGGCACCCTTCGGGTTAGAAGCATTATTGCTCTCCTGCGTTTCGAACGCAACTTTTCCAGAGGATGACCGCTTGGAACCATTAACTTTGGCCGTCAGGGCAGCGAGCGCGTCATCGAACGTGGCGACCTCATCGGCCAGCAGCGGCAGAGCGTTTTCAGCGAAAAAGACCGCCGCCTCGGTCTTCTGCACCTTCTCCGCGTCAGCGCCCGCGAATCCGCGATTGCGCGCCACAGTGGACACGAACATCGCATATTCTCTGTCCACCTCGGCCTGGATGTCGGCGCGCGCCGACTTGGTGAGCGCCGCATGCGGGTTGCCGTCGGTCTTCTTGTCCCCGGCGAAGACGAAGGTGTACTTGACCCCGGCCTGTTCGTCGAGGCCTGACTGGTCCGCATGCAGCGCGAACACGCCGACGCTGCCGACTCCCGCCGTGCGCGTCAGGAGCACCCGGTCGGCGGCGCTCGCCAGGGCATAGGCGGCGCTTGCCGCCAGATCGTTGGCCACGGCCCAGATGGGTTTGCCGCCGCGCATCTGGTAGAGCGCCTCGCTCAACTCGAAGCAGCCATGCGTGGTGCCGCCCGGCGAATCCACGTCAAAGAGCACAGCCTTGACCTGGGGATCCGCCAGCGCCTGCGTGGCCGCCTGTCCCAGGCCCGCGTAGGAGCTGCAGCCGGAGGCCGCACTGATCCAGGAGAAGCGCTTCATCAGCGTGCCGCGAATGGGGATGATAGCCACGCCCTCAGGAGTCAGCCGGTAGGGCTTCTCGTCCTGGCCGCTGCCGTTCGGCCCCGGCATCTGGGCGTCGAGCACCACGGCATCGCCGGTCACGATCAGGTTGCTGCTGCCGATGTCCACCAGGAGGGGCCGCGTGGGGATGGCGCGGAGCCGCACCAACTCGTCGAGCGCGTAGTCGTCGGCCACCAACCGGGGCCCAATGGCGTTCAGGATGGCTTCCAGTTTTTGCGGGAGAATCGCCAGCGGCTCGTTGAATATCAGACTCGCGACGTGAATTAACGGAGCCTTCATCCCGTCAGTTCCTCTCTTTAGCCCGCATCATACCAGACTTTGCCGGTGGTGCTTCCGGCTTTTCCGGCTGTTCCTCTTCCTGGGATTCGGGCGCGTTCTCTTCAGACACCTGGGGGTTGGACTCTCTGCCCACCAGGATCTTGCGCGGATCGCTGTCGTAAACAAGGCCCGCCGCATCGGCCCGCTTGTTATCCCGCATCTGCTGCTGATCGATGGCGGCGGCGTCCTCGCCGGTCTCGGCGACCACGGCTTCGCGCGATATGAAGCCGCACCGTACCGCCGTCATCTTGGCGTCGATGTCGTCCTTGGGATTGATCCAGGGCCAGCCCGACGGCGTCCAGGTCACGTCCAGATACTTTTCCGGCTCCTCGGCGTAGCCCGGCAGGTCGAGACGGCCCGATAGCACGGCTTCGTCCAGCCACCAGCGCAGCGTGGGCTGGCAGAACTGCGTGACCAGCACGTTGAAGATGAACTGCTCGCACTTGCGGTGCGCGTCCTGCACACCGGCGCGGATCGAGGACAGATTCACGCCGCGCAGGTCGCCGGTGATCTGCTCGTAGGTCGCGCCCACGCCTACCGCGAACTGGTGCAGCATGACGTTCATAAACGCGGGCAGGTCGGCGTTCTGCGGCAGGTTGGGAAACCTGATGTCCTCGCCGGGAAGCAGGATATTCATCGTGCCCGGCTCCATCTCAGCGAAACGGGTTGACGGCGGCACGTAGCCGCTGGCGGGCGCGCCTACCGTGTTGGGCGTATCCGTCGGGAGGACGCCCGCTTCAGGGCTGACCTGGGTCACGAAGCCCGCCATCATCGCCTGGATCTCTTTGGCGACCACACAGGCATCGTTGTATTTGGCCAACTCGTGCAAGAGCACCAGCACACTCGCCAGATGCGGCTGGCCGCGCAACAGACCCGCGCGAAACGGCTTGTAGCAGTGGAGCATGTAGTCGCTGGTGACGCGGATGAACTTGAGCGCCGTCGAGGTGAAGAACATGGTCTCGCCGGGATGCTCCGCGTACATGTGGAACGCCGCCAACCGCCCTTGCGCATCGAACTCCTTGCCGGTGCGGACCACTGATCCCGGCTTGGCGACAATAGGGCCGGGCGTGGCCGTGAGATTCAGCCAGATGGGGCACTGCTCGGCTTCGATCAACTGGAGCTGGCACGGCACACGCATCGGCTGCTTGACGTTGGGATTCGCCGACCAGCCGACGGGCCGGATGTGGCGGCGCACGAAGACCTCGCCGCCCTCGAAAACCTCGCGGCAGGCGAGCGCCTGCAGGCCGTAATAGTCGGAGAGCCCGTTGTAGTCGAAATCCTTGGTGAGCGCCGACAGCCGGAACTCCCGCTCAATGGCGAGCTTCACCTGCTCTGGCAGGTTGTTCCATTTCGGCTTGATCCCGTTGCCGACGATCTGCGATTCGAAGTTGTCCACCGCGCTCTGGGCCAGCGGGTTGTTGCGCACCTCGTCATGGCAGCGCGCCAGCATCAGGTCGCGCGTTGACCAGAGCGACGTAGTGGGGCCCAGGCGTGACGGCTGCCACGTGGCCAGCCGTCGGCCCGTGCCGGTGGCGTCGTAGGGCGATCCGCTGCCGGTGTAGCCGGAGTACTGCGGCGGATACGCGCCTTGCGCCTGCCGGGGGAGAACGGTCGGCGTCAGAGACGAAGATGCAGGGACGTTGTGCAGCTTGCCGATAGTACGCGCCGACGCCATAGGTAAAGCTCGCAGCGTGCGCTTCGCCTACACAGCACTGTTGCGACGATGATAGCGCAGCTTAGAAAGAACCGGGTAGATGGTCGAGCGCCAGCAGGAAGCCCGGTCGCTCGGCGGCCAGCAGCTCGTTGATGGCCTCACGCATCACGCTGGAGGCCTTCTGCTCGTTCTCCTTGGCGATCTTCTCGGCCATGGCCCAGGCGCGCCTGCAGGCCGCGTTGGCCTCGGCGATGTGGGCCAGGGCCTCCTCGCCGACCGCGATCTCTTCGAGCGGCCTGTCGGCCTCGGTGCCACCAACGAAAGCCCACAAGGCATCGTCACGGTAGAGGAACCACGTGCGGATGGTCGAGACCAGCGCCGCGTGCGGCGTGATGACGGCCCTCTTCGCGGCTGGCAGGATAGCAGGCTGCGTCATACCCTCAGTTCCCTCTCTCCCCGATCATAAACCCTTGTCGGTGTAGAAGCGGATCTGCCGGTAGCCGCTGCCGGAGGTGCCGTTAGGGCCGCCGCCATTGGGATAGAGCAGTTGGTAGATGTAATTCGCCGCCTTGATCATGTCATCGACGCTGGAGTACTCGACGGTGCGGTCCTGGAAGCGCACCGTGCGCACGCCGGTCGCGATGGCCATGTTGAGTGCGTCGAGGGTTGACTGGGAGATCGGCGGAGTCGGACTGGGTGCTGCCATGCCTGGAGTGTACTCCAAATAAAAAAGCCCCGGCCAGCGCTGGGCTGGATCGGGGCTTTTTTCCTCTGCAGAAGCATTTCAGGCGGCCTCCTTTTCCTTCACCTTCGGCGGGCACTTGTGGTTGCGCTGCTTGGCGCGCGCCAGGGTCATCGCGCCGCAGCGGCAGCGCTTCTTCCAGCGCGGCCTGCCGGGACCGGCGTGCGGCGTGGCCAGCGAGCCGGTGTAGCTGGCCCAGAGCGACTTGACCTCTTCCGGCGTCAGTTCGTGTTCACAGTGCGGGCAGTTCATAAGGGTTCTCTCTTTCTATCCTAACAGCATGTCGTTTTGCGTCAGCGGGGGGCGGGTTGGCCGCCCCAGCGCTCCAAGTTGTAAGTAGTGCGGTAGCGGATGGCGTCCAAGACTTCATTGAACGCCTCGACTTCGCCACGGCAGTTGTTGAGGATCTCCAACTCCTGCGGATGGACCGTGCCGCACAGGGCGTCGATGGTGCTTTGTGCCTTCGCCTTGCGCATTTCAATCGCGGCGGCCAGCTTGGTGATCGTAATTGCGTTGCTCATGTTTTTATCATAAACTGCATGCTGTTTCGTGTCAAGAGGAAGGGGTGAAATCTTCCTTCGTCTCCGGCCAGTAGGTTTCCAGGTGGGTATTAATGGCGGCCACGGCTTCGTCGGTGAGGCCTTCGATCTCGCCAAGTACCATCGCGAGCGTCCCATCCAACTGCGCGCTCCGCAGACTGCGGAACAATTTGGCCCGTCACCAGAATGCCGGGCGCTGAATCATGTCGAGCGCGATCTCGTTGCGTTCGGATGCGTCCATGGCTCACCTCCTCCGGTTGGTTTCCTGGAAGTCCAGGACGGCCTGAACGTGATCGCGCATCTCTTCCAGCTCCCGCATCATGCGGTTGAGATCCAGGTGGCGCTGCTCGTGCTGCTCCATGACGGCGGTCATGGCCTGCGGCCCCTGCGGGTAGTAATCGCGCCCGTTCGGCCCGGCCTCGGCCATGCGCCGCTGGGCTTCATGCAGTGCTTCGAGCGTTGCCTGGAGGCCGTCGAACAGGCTCTTGGCCGGTGTGCCATTCAGGTGGACGGTCGGCACCGTGGTCTTGTGCGTGACGTTGCAGAATTGACAGGTCATACTTCAGATCTTAAACAACATGTCGTTTCATGTCAAGTGGAGCCGCAAAAAAAGCCCGGCAAAAAGAAGAACCTGCGCCGGGCCTCAAATAGAGAAGGACTTGATTCGAGCCTACCGCCATTCGCGGCAATAAAAAAGCGGCCCTTGCGGGCCGCTAAAAAGGAAATTCTGTCCAGAAACCTAAACCATCAGGCAACAGTATCGCATATCCGTCACCACCGCCGGAAGCCAGAGCGCGGAGGCCGGAACCCGGCGGGCTGAATGGTGGGCGCTGCCGGTGCCGGTGGGGCCACCGGTGCCGATGGCGGAGGCGTACGCTGCGGTGCGGTGCCGCCGCCGATGGGGGCGACAGCCTGTTCCATGCGCTGCCAGTGCTCCTCGCGCATGCGGTCGATGCCCACGATGGCCGCCGCGCCGCGATTGTAGACGGCCAGATCCACCGGTTCGTTGCGCCCGCGCTTCTTATAGGTCACGTCGCCGTTCGGCTCGATGATCTTCACTTCGGCAGTCAGGCCTTCGAAGTAAACCATGTCATACAGCGGGAAGTGATAGCAGCCGGGCGACGGACTGTCGTCGGGCGTCGGCATGGCATGGCGCAGCAGGTCGAAGATCTCGGCCTTGGCGCAGTTGGTGCCGATGCTGATGATGCGCACGCCCTGGCGCTTGCGCGCGGCGTCCTCCTTCGAGATGCCGGAGATGATGCGCAGGTTGTCGGAGTTGCCCTTGATCGGCACGACCGTGTGCTGCGCCTCCAGTTTGATGCCTTGCGCGCCGTAATGAAGCTGACGGTGCCCAGGCCGTCTGGCGAATTCGTAAACCGGCTTCGGATTCTTGCCGGTGTCGACGCAGATGGCGAGAATCGGCATGAAGTGGCCGGATTCGTGTTGCCAGTCGCGGTAGAGCAGCTCGTCCAGCCTGTCCCACAGTTCGTGCGCGCTCACCGGCAACTCCTGGCCGTTCTCGTGGAAGGCCTGCAGGATCCAGTAGCCCATCGACCAGTTCTCGCGGCCCCGGCCCCAGGCCTTGACTTCAACCTCCAGGCGCGGCGGATTCTCCTGGACGTCGCAGGCCGCCGTCAGGAACAGGCCGCGCTGCGGCACCACTGCCGTCTCGCCGAACGGGTACGCCTCGCGGCGCGCGTACAGCACTTCCTTCTCCGGCGCTTCGCCTTCCTCCACCCACTCCTCAGCGAGCACCGTGTTGATGAACGTCTTCAGCGACTGCCGGTCATCCTTGGCTTCGAGAAAATGCCGCGTGATGCTCGCCGCCGTCTTCCACGCGGGCGGCACATACATGTGGTTCACCCAGAATCCGGCGACCTTGCGATCCGCCGCCGACGGTTTTTCCGCCCGCCACTCGACATGGTGGTTGCAGGCCGTCCAACGCTCCTGCTCCGTCCAGGGCTTGTCGCACTGGATGCAGTGGTAGCGCGCCGTGGGCGGCTGCAGCTCGCGCGCCACTGAACTGTCCCACTTCACGTGGTAACCTGAGCGGTCGCGGAAGCGCAGCACCTGCATCGCGCCGCAGTACGGGCACGGCACCCATGGCCGCCGCTGATCGGAGAGCGCCCAGGCCTTGCCGATGCGCGATTGCCCGGCCACCGTCGGCGAGCAGGCGAGCACGCGCTTGCGGCGGGACCCGAAGGTCATGGCGCGCTCCCAGGCCAGATCGATAGGATCGCCTTCGCCCTGGCGCTCGACGCTGCCGCCGACGTCCTCATCGTACTTGTCGATCTCGTCGCACACCAGATAGCGGATGGTATGCTGCGCCAGATCGACCGGCGTGCGCGCGCTGACGATCAGCAGGTTGCCGCCGGGGAAATCCTTCGACTGGATCGTGTTGCGCCCGTCGTGGACGCTGTCTGAGATGCGGTCGTGCAGAGCGGCGCAGTCGCGCGCCAGCGGCATCAGACGGCGCTTCGAGAAATCCCTGGCGGCGTCCTTCTTCGGCTCGACCAGCAGGATCGGTCCAGGGTCCTCCACAATCCAGTAGGCGATGGCGCACATCAGCGCCAGCGACTTCACCACCTGCGTCGACGACATGATCACCACCGTCTCGATGGTGGGATCGGTGATGGCGTCGAAGATGGCGCGCTGCCAGCCAAATAACATCAGCGGACCCGTGGAGTTGGAATACTCGGGCGACAGCAGGATGTTGGCTTCGGCCCACTCCGCCAGCGGGACCTTGGGGCGCAGCCGGAAAATCTCGCGCAGCTCCTCAAACACCGGCGGCCAGGGAAAGCCGGGGACCATCTGACTCGGGGCGGCGCTCATAATTCCATCGCGACCTCGCCGTCCTGGCTGAATTCATCGCGCGCCGGAATCGCCAGCCACGCGGGGTCGAGCGACTCCATTTCCGCCTGAGCGAGCGACCGCCGCATGTGCAGCGCGCTTTTGGTAGTCGCAAACACGGGCGGTCCCTGACCTACACCGTCCAGCACCTGCCCCAACTGTCGCTTGGCTTCCCGCATCGTGCCATCGCCCCACCGTGTGATCGGGATCGGTGCAGTACCCGGGAGTCGTGCGATGGAGGCGTGCCAAACTGGCCGCCCGGAATTCACCGTCAGTCACTTATTGACCGTCAGAATGATTGACCACGGCCAACGGAATCTGCGGAAACCTTGCGGGTCGCCCTTAGCCCTGGCCAACGGATGGGCGAGAGCATAGCTTTGCATCGCGTCCATCACCGCACGTTCGCCTTCCAGTCGAAGTATTCCCAACTGTGGATCCGCCCCGCCCCGACAGCGGCGTCGAGCGCGGCCCATTCCGCAGGCGTCAGGCTGGCAGGCTTCCGTTCGTACCATGCGAGGCCATGTGCACCGCCAAACGGGTCGTCCGCGAGTGACATCTTTGTGAATCGTGCATCAGCCATCACGCCACCCGCTGTTTCTCGAACTCGCCCTTCCAGAGCTGGTCGAGCTGCTCGAATTTGGCCATGGCGCGCTCCACCCAGCCGCGCAGGATCTCCGCCGTCTTCAGCGGACTGCTCTCAGCGGCAAGACCGTCGGCCAGCTCGGAGGGGGCCTTCAGCAGCTCATCGCGCCCATCGATCAGAAAGCGCGTGGCCCACAGCCGCACATAGCTCACCGGCATCAACTCGCCGCGCCGCAGCATGTTCTCCAACTCCTGGTGCTCGGCGAGCGCCTGGGCACGGCGCAGCTTGGCGTCGTCGATGGCGTCTCCACGCGCCCGGCTCTCGGCGACCAGATCATATTCGCTCTTGCTTGCGGGCGCTCTGCCGGGCCCCTGGCTCCTTGGCAGGACCATCTTGCCGCGCTTGGCCGCGTCCCGCCGGATCTGGTCTGGCGTCTTGCCCTCAGTCAGCTTCTGGCTCACGGTGGTATTCGAATAGCCAGTCTCTCGCGCCAGGGCGGCCACGCCCACGTGAACCACGCGCTGCTTGGTCGGCGGCGGTGACGGCTTCTTCATGCACGCCCCTTGCCGAAGGCCAGGACATCCTGGGGCCGCGCCGCCGCCACGACCTGCTGACCCTTTTCCTTGGCCTCGCGCGCGAACTGCAGCATCTCCCGCGCATGCGCCGGGCAGTAGACACCTTCCAGGTCGATCCACCAGCCTTCTTCCATCGCGGTCTTGAGGAACTTCTTCTTGAGCATCTGATAGTCGTCGGCATTGGTGATCAGGGCGCTGCCGCGCCGCGCTTCCATGCAGCACCGGTGGTCGCACAGCAGGAAGAACGCGGCATCGCCGGTATCGGGCGCTTTCACAACGCGGAGCATGCGATCACTCTACCACCGCGCCAGCAGGGCTGTCACGCTTCGGCGTTGTACGAATAGGGCGCGTAAACCGGCGGCAGAATCCTTGGCTGGATCGCAGTACGCTACGTGCGGGCCGCAGCGCCCTAACGTCTTCGAGCATCTGCCAGTATTCCGCATGCTGTTTATCCGCCATGGTATCAACGACTTACAGGGCAAAGCTGATATTCAGCTCTAAGTAGGTGTTTGGGAATCGCGCGCGTTGGGCACTGCGGACACCGGCGCGCGGCCTTCCCACTATACGTAGGACCCAAAGTGTATAACTCCGCCTCGCCTAGATTCCATTGGGTTTAGCTCAGTTAGTGCCACGGTGGCGACTTACTCCCACTCACTCGCCTACCACTAACCACTGACACAAGTAAGTCGCGATGATAGCGACTTATGACGCCAGCAAAAAAGAAAGTTACTCACCTGATACCAGACGTCTCACCCGTGCATTACCACGATAAGGATTACTATGCGCCAATCTTGACGCATACCAGCAAGATGCCTTGCCATTCATTCTCCATGACAGCGGGTGAATCGTGCCCGTTCGCCGACTTCACACGCAAAGATGCGATCTGTAAGAAGTGTTATGCAAAGAAGTACAAACGGTTCAAGCTGGCGTACGCCTATCAAGGAATTCGATTTCAATGGGTCCGTGATTGCATGAAGACGCCAGAAGGTAGAGCGCAATTCGTGGCGCTAGTGGTGGAAGCAATCCGCGATACAGGTGACGTGTTCTTTCGTGGCCACGATAGTGGCGACTTCTTTAACGCGGTATATGTCCAATGCTGGATTGAGATCTGTTCCCAGTTACCAGACGTTCGCTTCTGGTTTCCCACACGTAGCTATCAAACTGGACGCGACTTCAATCCGCTATTGCCCGTGTTCAATCCGATCCTGCACTTGCTGCAGAAGCTTCACGCATTGGAGAACGTCACGGTAAAACCGTCAGCACTTGCTGTCGGCGATGATACCCCACGGATTCCAGGGTTAGGTGCTGGTAGTGGCGTCAATTCGACTAACGCCGATGTGATCGCTTGTGAAGCGTACACACGTGATGGCCATTGCGGAGACTGTCGCATGTGCTGGGAGAAAGGAACCGCGATCACGTACCCATTGCACTAGATCGCGCTTTAGGCGTTTGGATGGAATCAAGGCGCTACCACGTGGTAGCGCCTTTTGTGCTGGCGTCCGTGGCGTCCGTGCTGGCGTGCTGGCGTCCGTGCTGGCGTCCGTGGCGTCCGTGCTGGCGTGCTGGCGTCCGTGCTGGCGTCCGTGCTGGCGTCCGTGGCGTCCGTGCTGGCGTCCGTGGCGTCCGTGCTGGCGTGCTGGCGTCCGTGCTGGCGTCCGTGCTGGCGTCCGTGGCGTCCGTGCTGGCGTGCTGGCGTCCGTGCTGGCGTCCGTGCTGGCGTGCTGGCGTTTTTGGAAGTTTTGGGATACCACCTATGACGTGTGTATTGAGGTTTTTGCGGGTTTTTGTGGGATTGGAGTGAAGCTCTATCCATATGAAAACAAAGGACAAACACTTTGGCGAGGTGTACACCGGACGACGGTGAAAAAACCACTTCGTTTTCAGGTGGTTGGTATTAAGCGCAGAGCTTGCGCTCTGCAAGGCGTAGAGAATTACGGGCACTTTTTGGGATTCGGAAAATCCGAAAGTGAATTTGGGTTTTACGGGAGGGTGCCCGGTAAGCGGCGCGTTGCCGCGAAACTGCATGCGGTTTGTGTTATAGTTTTAGAGCAGATGTAAATCGAGAGTAAAAACGAAAAAGGAAACCAACCATGAAAACGAACAGACAGCAAATTACGGACGCGGCATTCGGACTCAGTCAGCGCGATTTTGGGGGCTTTGCCGCGCGAATCAAATTGATTGATAAAGTGCTCGCCAAAACTGTAGAGCTTCACGCCGATGCAGCGGACGGCAACTCCCCGGATCTGGTCCCCTCGTGGATCGATGGCACGCTGGAGGATGCCGAAGCCCTCGCCAAAAATGAGATCACTACTCGCGCCGCTGCCTCAGTCTATTGGACCGTGCGCTACGGCCCTGACGATGACAGCATGACGGAAGAAGAAGCGCGCAAAATGTTCCGCGCCGTCTATGGCCGCGAAGCAGACGAAGCGGACGGACACACAGTGAGCGAGATCTACTCGCACGTCTGTGCTGGTGTGAGGCTCTAGGTCAGTAAGGAGAAAAAGACGATGAACATCAAGGTAACCATCGAAGGCGGCCTGCGGGGGCGTCTGACTACGGACTCCGCAATGAGTAGCTATGGCGTGCCCGTGCTCGAAGTATTTGAGGGCGACGGACTGGGTAGCCACGACGGCGTGGTCGCCGCCATATGGTCGCCCGATTCCGCCATCACCGATGCCTACGATCCGGCCATCACCTATCCAGCCCACACGCTACGCATGCTGCGGGCGGAGCACGCCCCGCTGAATCCACCGGCGGCCTCTCCGGCGGATTTGCTCGAGCGCGACAACCCCGAAGACGACCAACTGCAGGCCATCTTCCAAGACCTATGCCGCGCGTTTCAGCAAGTGAGAAAGGAATCGTGACGCCCGGCGTCCAACAATCCCGAATCTACTGAAGCCTCACGCTAGGTGCGTGGGGCTTTTTCATTTTAAGGCCCGTGGTGAGCCCGTGGTCGCCGTGGTGAGCCCGTGGTCGCCGGTAGCGCCGTGGTGAGCCCGTGGTCGCCGTGGTGAGCCCGTGGTCGCCGGTGAGCCCGTGGTCGCCGTTTTATGACGTGTTTTTGCGGGATTGGGGATAAACTCTATCTCCGTGAAAACAAAGGACCAACACTTTGGCGAGGTGTACACCGGACGACGGTGAAAAAACCGCCCCGTTTTCAGGTGCCGATCTCAACCTGGGGTAGAAGATTTTCCCGACACGTAGAAAAATTACGGGCACTTTTTTGGATTCGGAAAATCCGAAACTGAATTAGGGTTTTCAGGGAGGGTGCCCGGCGCTTGCTTGCGGTACGGCGATGGGCACTGGGCATGTTGCCGGTCGATTCGCGTGAAGAAGTGCTCGCCGTTCATGGTTATGATGCGCACGAGACCGCATTTCTCACAGGTCTCGACGGTGAGAGTCGGGCCACTCGCGGTGAAGGTCCACTCGTGGTTGGTCATTGCTTGAGCATCTGGAGCCCGCTATGGGCACCGGCGGATCGCAGCGGTGATGGCGGCACCGAGCCCGGCTGGGACCACTGGCTGCCCTGGCAGACGGCACCGCATCGCGGGCATGCGGTCGTGAAGAGTCGCATCGAGCAGAACGGACATTGGCTGTTATGGGTCACAGGCGTTCAGCCAATGGTCACGGCCACAGCCCACAGGCACAGCCCGGCGGCCAGGAGGTTGCCGCGTGGCGATTGCACGCCGATGGCGGCCAGGAACAGGCAGATGATCGCCAGGATCATCAGCAGAACGTGCGCAGTAATCATATTGACCTCACGTTAGGCAGGGCAGCCCCCTTCGGGAGGTGAGCTGCCCCGGTTGCCCCGCTCCGCGTAAGCGGCAAAAGGGAATGGAGCGGGTACGCCGCGCGTCCGAGGGCGAAGCTCGTTGGTGGCGGCGATCTGTGGAATTCTGAGCCATCACGATTCGTTCGTGGGTCTATTTGGGTTGCGCGACCTTGGTGCCGTAAGTCGCGTCAATGTGCGGCACCCAGGCCCACACCGGGTTCGAACCCTTCGGGTCGGGTTGAGACGGCGGTGCTGCTGATCCAATGGCCACCCAATGCCCCGTTGCCGATGGACCGGGTGCGGGCGGAGCACCACCGGCTGGCATTGCTACCGGCGGGCCACCCGGTAGCCCGTGATCCGGCAGGACCGGCGCACCCTGCGGGACGTAGCCCCATGCGGGCGGCTCGCCTTTTCCGCCGTCCAAATTGACCCATGTCCCGGGAGGTTGCGGAGGCGTCATGGGCGGTTTGGCGTCTGGCGGCGCGCCAATGATCGGCACTCCGGGGGGCTTACCGACACCGCTGCCAGGAGGCACGACGGGCGCGTGGCCCGGCGGCAACGGCTGGACGGGATGACCGGGCGGCAGGTCCGGTACGATGGGCCCGCCGCCGACTGTCGGCGGAGGTGTGATGGGCCCGCCGCCTACTGTCGGCGGAGGACCACCGGGTGCAATCGGATGCGTTGGAAATCCTGGACCCTGACTCGGTCCACCACCGGGCGCAATCGGATGCGTTGGCGAACCGGGACCTGGATTGACAGTTGGCGGTTGGCCTGGAAGACCGTGATCCGGCGCACCGGGCGGTTGGTCTGAAACGGGCGTAATGTAATAAGCTTGCGGCGGCAGCATGCGTTTTACTCCTTGTGTTTGACGATTGGGTTTTGCAACGCGCGCACAGGACGTACGCGCAAAAGTCAGTGGGATGCTATTGCTTGGGACGAAGGCCGTCCCGACACGGCCCACACGCATGGTACGCCCATGATGCGGGCCCGCGCAAGGGCTTGCGCGTCAAAAACCCGTTACAGGCGCGGCTTTCCCACTCACGCATCGAAGCCTTCGCCGTACCACGCCACCATCTGCCGGAATAGCGACAGAGCGGCGCATGCGGCATCACGCTTCTTCAAGCCGGGCGGATCGCCGAGGTGCGAATTCAACTTGAAGCAGTGGCAGCGGCGCAGCAGGTGACCCACGCTGCCGACCATACTGCGGAAGCCGCACTCAACGTGCATCGCCTGCGCATGGAAAGCCGGATCCTGCTCACCGGCGAGCACCGGCTCCTCGCACCATACGCAGTTCATCGCGCAGTCAGCTCCATTGCGCGCACGGTGCGGATCAGCGCGGCCACGATGGGGCGGCGGCGCTTGGCGTCCCTCCAATCAGGCGCACTGCGCCAGAAGTCATCGGCGATGCGCGAGTACTCGACCACCGTGCCGCTATTCCCCTCGATTGCCTTCCACTTCATCTGGCCGGTGTACGGGCCCACCAGCGCCGGGCCGGTGTGGATGTTGCGCTCCAGGCGTTCGGCCTGCTGGATGGAGAAGTCGCCGAAGCACCCGTCGGCCACGGCGATGAGATGGCCATCCCACCGGTTGCAGTCAGGCGGTTTGCCGCAGCCGATGCCGACGGCCCAGGAATCGTCGCCCCACGTCGAGCATGGCTGCTGGAAGTCCACGTCCTTGTCGGCGAGGTGGCGGGCGAAGGAATCGTTGTACGCCATCACCTTGACGGCGACCGGCGTGGCCTCGATGCCGAAGTACGCCGCCGTCTCGATGGCCACGCGCGCGGCCAGGATGCAGAGATCGCGCCGGTCGAAGGCCTGCTCCAGGGCAGGCGCAACCAGCGGCGCGAGCTGCTCGAAAAGCTCCCGGGCGTTCACGCCTCCTCGTCCCTCCGTGTGCGTTGTTCGAGAGCGGCCAGCCGATTCGCGAAGTCGCCTGACGGTTGCGCCACGGGCCGCACGCCGACGGGCAGGCCCCCGAACCGCCATTGATCCGGCTTGGTGCTCGCGGGATCGCGCCGCAGCGTCACGGTGCGATCTTCGCCGACAGCCACGATCATAGCGATGTCAGTTGCGATCAGCACGCGCCCGGTGAAGTTTCGCGCGCCGGTGATTCTGACCAGGACTCCGGTCGTCATTAGCGCGCCTCCAGCAGACGGCGGCCTTTGTCGCTCAGGGTCCAGGTGGAATAGGTGCCGTTGATGGCGGTGAGATCTTCGCGGTGGACAAGCTCCTTCTGCTTCAGCGCTTCCAGGATGGAATTGAAAGACGGGAAAGGCTCGCGGCTACCGAGGCCGGTTGCGACCATGCTGTATCGTTTGACGTACTCCAAGACTTGCGTTTCTTTCTGGGTGATATTCATGCTTCCTATGTTAAACCGCATGTTGTTTTACGTCAACCTCTTGGGGTGAAACCTCAATACTCATCCGGCAGCAGAATCGTGGTGACCCCCTGGTCAGTGATGATCCAGACGCGCTGCCCGCCGGGCAAAGTATACACCGACATCAGCCGCCAGCCGCGCCGCAGATTCTCCTGGTTGACCTGCCGGTCGTGCGCATCCAGCTCGCCCCAGTCGCCGGTCACGTGACGGCGGATCAGTCGCGCCGCCGCGTCGATGTCCTGGATCTCCGTGAGCAGCGCTGTCGCGCCGTCGGTGATGACGATTGTACCGAGGTCGAACAGCAGCATGACTCAGACCCAGAGCCAATCGACGCGCACCCAGTTGACATACGCCGGGTTGGACAGGCCCATCGCGTAGTGGTGCGCCTCCTGCAGCCGCTTGCTGAAGATGGTCGGCTGGTCCTCCGGCGTCTCGCGGTCCTGCTCGAATTCGTCGGCGTCGTAGCTCCAGCGCTTGCCGTACTCCGCGATGGGCTCGCCGGGCACGACACCGGCGCTCACCTGAAACAATGCCTTGCAAGCCTTCATCAACCTTGCCCCTTTCGCTTTTGAGAAGACGCCAACTCGCGCGCCGCTTCGAGCAGCTTCGCCAACATGGCGGCGAACTTCGGATCGCGCCGCTTCAGATCTTCCACCTCGCTTGCCGACACTCGGCGCAAACCCAGACCGCAGGTCGATGTGGAACTCTCCTCGAACATCAGCAGAGTCGCGCAATACAGGCAGACGGTGAAAGCCCCGCTGCGCGGGCGGGTAGGCTTATCGTCCAGCGATACGGATCTGGCCGCGTCCACCAACTGGCTGCACGCCGGGCAGTGCAGCAACGGCAGCCTTGCCCTCCCGCCGATGTAGACCTCATCCTTCATAGTTTTACTTCCACATCTCTCGCCGCAGCCCGCCGAACGGCTTCGCCCAGTTGAGCAGGTTCCCGATAGGCTGGTGGAGGAAGCGCTTCACCAGCGGCGCGGCCCACACGATCACGCCGCGTTCATCGACCTTGACCTCAACCGTGAACGAGTTGCAGGAAACCCAATGCGTCATGGCTTGATGATAGAGAACCTTTCCAAATGACCACCGGAGTAAGAGCCGTTGTCGTGGAAAATGTCAACGTATCCATCTGGGAACTCTTCGAGTGCATTGAACACTGTGATTTCGCTAATGGTCATGTCTTCGGTGTAGCGGACCTTGTCGCCGGGCCGCAGTTGTCGTGCCTCATCTAGCGTCATACCTTCACCTCGATCTCGCGCGGCGGCGCGCTCTTGCCCTTGGTGCCGCGCACGATGCTGGGTTGCCACACCAGTTGATGGTAGCGCCCAAACAGCCCGCGCCCTTCGCGGTAATCCTTGAAGTGCCCACGGCAAATGTGGAGAGCGCGCTGCAAGCCGACGCTATCGCTCTTGCCCTCGTGCCGCAGGACTTTCTTGAGCGGCTCGATGATCAGCGTCTTGTACCGGCACGGTGCGATGCCGTGGCGCTCGCGGTAGCGCTTGGCGAGCGCTGCGGGCACCTCGTTGTCGACGATGGTGACGTTCTTGCAATGGAGAAACGACATCGCCAAAAACGCCGGGTTGAAGAACGTCATGTACGACCGCATCATCTCCGCGTCCCGGTCGGCGGCGAGCGACTGCATCCAAGGCCGGTCGATGATCACGCCCTCGGCGTCGATGCACAGGAACGTCGAGCCGTGAGGGCCATCGGCGGTGACACCGCGCCTGCCATAATCGACGAATAGCTCGCACCACAAAATCCAGCGCGCGTTGGCGGGTATACCTTCGCCGTTGCAGAGCGCGGGGTCGAGGCCGTGAATCAGCATGCCCAGGCGGCCATTCGGCACCAGAGCGCCCAGGTCGTTATCGCCGCATTCCTTGCTGTGGATCTTCTTGACCATCCGGCACTCGCACCAGAAAGCCGGATAAGGCGGTGCTAAATTCGGAAAGTCGTCCCTGAGATCCCAGTATTCCTGCTCGCTGGTGAAAAAGAATTCGGCCACATTGTCGATCAACAGCACCGGGAGATCCGGTGACATGAGGAGGTTGTGCGTGTGCTTGGCGATGGACGCCCAGGCGGCTTCCTTGTCGGGCGGCACAAAGAACGGCTTCTTGAGGCGGGCCAACGGCGCGCGGAGATCATCGATCAGGCGAGGCATGCTTGCGTCTCTCCAGTAGAATATCCAGGCACTGCGCACATCCTGGCAACGTCATCGGCGGCTGCACCACGAACACCACCTCGTGTCCGCACGACAGGATGGCTTCCCAGCTTCCATCGCCGACCTCGACGCAGGCCGTGATCGTTCTGGGCCCGACCAATTGCTCATCGGTCATCTCAAGCATCATTGCCCTCCAGGTTGATACAGATCGGCATCACCATGCCACTCGGATCCACACCGATGCGAAAGAAGCGCTGGTTGCGGTCGGGCTCGTCGAGAAATTCAAGCTCGATCATGCCCAGCTTGCCGTCGGCCATGGCTGCGGCATGCTTCAGGCCGAGCGCTGGGAGGACGTCCCCCAGTCCCTCCTGCTCGACCTCCAGCCGCTCCTCGAATTGAACGGCCTTGCCAAGATAGCCGCGAATCGCCAGCCGCACCATCATTCGCTTGCCTTGGTTTCATCGATCTCCTCGGTGCTCTTGCCATAGTGCGAGTACTGTTCCAGGCAGGCGCTGACGTATGGCACGTTATTGCGGCTCTCAAGAAACCAGCGCACCAGCTCGTACAGCTTCCCGGCCTCGGGCGTGAACTTGCCTTCGGAGTACTCGACCATGGCAACCAGCAGGCCGCGCAGGAGTACCTGCTGCTTTTTAGTGGTATTGCATACCATGAAACGCACCTGTCTCTCGTAGAGCGACATCTGATGGTTGCGCTCCCTGAGCGCCAGATAGATGCCGCGCTCGACGATGTCGGTGATGCGCGTGTCGTCCTCCTTCATCTGCGCGTGAGCCTCGTTCATCAGGTCCGTGTCCACGCGAACCGTGATCTGCGTCTTCTCCTTCTGCGGGCCGTGCTGGCGCGGCTTGACCTCAGAGTTTTTCGGCATGTTCCTCCTGGTCGCGGCACTGGGTGCAGAGCACGACGCCCTCGGCGTGCGCAAGGTCGCCAAAGGTCTGCACGCCGTGGCCGCATTCGAGCGTCACGTTGTGGCCGGTGCGCGTGTTCGCGATTCGCTCGACGCGCACGATGCGCTTGTGGAAGCGCGTGTCGCGCGGGCCTTCGTCGGGCTCCAGGTAGGCTCCGCCGCTGTCCAGAGCGATTTTCATTGCAGCATCCCCCCTTCGTGTTTCTCCTCCTCGTAGGGCGTGTATGACGGGTTTCCCCGGTTGAGCGCGTTGACGAATCGAACCGACATGAGGAAGAAATCGCGATCCTTCGCAGTCGCGCCAAGGGCATATCCCATGATCATCATGAGCACTGCCCAATCGTCGTTGGTGAATTCCACGATGGCGCGATCTGGCAGGAAAGTTGATTTCACGCTGCCCTCCTGGGAAGCTCCCAGTCCGCGCCGAAGATGTCGCGCAGGATTGGCATCGCGCGATGCGCTGGGATCTGCTGCCCGTGCCGCCAGAAGATCCACTCCACGAACGGCGGCACCGGCCTGAAATGTGGGAGCAGCGGGCTGTTGTCCAGCAACTGGATCTTCTCGCTGAGAACGGCGACGAAAAGCTCGGGCCGCTCGGGGATCATGGTTTCGTTCAACAGAATGCGCGCCTCTGGAGGCAGCTTCTCTGGATTGACCACATCGATGCGGCCCAGGTAGCGCGGTAACGCGAGATAGGGGCAGGTCGCCAGGGAGAACTCGCCGCAGTCACGATGCATGGGCAAATCCAGATAAGCGCCGTGAGGATCGAATGCGCTGCGCGGCCCTCCTACCAGCCAGCGCCAGCGCCCCAGGCGCTCGCCGCAGATGGGGCAGAGGCTCTCGCGAACCGCGCGCCACGCCTTGCGGTCGTCGTTGACCGTGAAGAACGGCGTGCCGTCATCCGCGCGCAGCACGTTCCACGGGATCGGGTAGCCGCGCTTGTCCTTCTCCAGGCGGGCGATGCGGTCGGGCATCATCCGATCCTCCCGCAGAGCAGGCTGATCAGCGCTTCGAAGCCCAGCCGCTCCTTGAGATCGCCGCTGGCCGCCGGATCGATGTCGAACAGGCCCTGTGCCATCTCAGCGCGCTTGACTTGGTTGCGCTCGCGGCGGAATTTCGGCCACAGATCCTCAGCGATCTCCAGGCCGTGATGCAGGATGTGGCACTGGTAGCGCATCCAGTCCCGGTCGGTGCGCGGCACTTTCTCGCTGCCGCCGTGCATAGTATCGAAGCCCCACACCGCCGCGATGGAATCCTTGCAGGCGTACGTCACGCCGCCGTGGACCGGGATGTACTGCACGAGGTCGCCGGTGGTCATAGGCAGGCGCGGCGCATGGCGCTTGTCGAACGCCACATAGCCGTTGAGCGCGTCGGGGTCGCAAGTCGAGATCGCCAGGACCAGCTCAGGGCACCGCTCGCGCAGACGCACGAATTCTTCCCGGCCCGGCGTGTAAGTGATCCACAGCTCGGCGTTGCCCCTGCCGATTGGCTCGCGCACCACGGCGGCATCGCGGATCGAACGATTGCGGTTGACCTTGGGCACGAGCTTGCCGGTCGCCGGGTCGAAGCGCTGCAGTTTACGCTGTCGCTCGCGTGCCGCTGCGGACAGGCGCATCCGCTGCATCAGCACATCCAACTCGGCCATGGACTCTTTCATATCTCCTCGATTTCGTAGTGCCCCATGCCCATCATCTCGATCCACGGCCCGATCTCATAGCGGTAGGCGAAGAACATGGGCCCGTGCTCTGCGTGAATGCCGACGCCCAGCGGCCCATTCTGGAACGCGAACGGCGGAATGTGCTCAAAGGCCACGGCAATCGACCGCTGGTTGCCGCTGATCACGACGACTTTGCCGACCGCCGCCTTACTCTCGTCACCGTGCGGGTAGACGCGCACCCACTGCTGGTTCGTAAAAACGCCGATCATCTCAGGTTTTCCTCCCGCAGATCGCCGTACATTTTCTGACGGCCCATGAAATGGGACTGCGGCCCGTCCCGGAGGCGCGGCTCGCCGACATACCAGATGGTATGCGCCCTGTCATCGCGCTCGAAGGGCTGCGTGACAGTCCGCAGCATCGTCTCGGTCTGGAGCGTAACAACAAGGCACTCCTGCCGCTCCGCCCAGCCCATGTCAACGGCTCTCTGAAAGCCGCGCTCGCGCATGGCCTTGAGAAATTCTTTTTGAGGTGCAGCCCATCCCGCCTTGGTTTGCTTGCCGAACCACGCCTCAGTCCCGAAACAGACTGCCGTAATGCCTGCGCTCCGCACTATGCTGCGGACGGTTGCGAAGATCGCATCCTTCGCCTTGCCGTGATTCATCAGCTTCCCGTACTCCTCGGGAAAGGGCAACTTCTGGATATCGCCGTTGGGATAGCGGACCAAAAAGACGGGCGTACCGCTGCCGGTGCGCCCTAGCTCGGCCTTCAACAGGCCCATCGCGGCGCTCGTCATTTTGGCGAAGTCCTTCTCGTCAGCGTCGGTCACCACCATCATCACATCCATCTTCTTTTCGGTAGCCCATGGCTCGCTGGATCGAGGTCAGTACGCGGATTTTGTCGCGCGTGCGCTGCTGGACGAACGCGTTCGCGAGCAATAGCGCCGAGGCTGCGGCCCACCACAGGCAGGCGAAGGCCACCGCGAAATTCCGCCGCCAGATGTGGAAAGCTGCGTCCCCTAGATTCGCCGCAATGATGACCACGGCCCAACGGATTTGGTTGCGCAGATCGTGGTCCATCACTTCTAGGCACTTAGAGATACTCTGCTCGCTCCAGACCATCATTTGCTGCGATCCTCCATTTACTTCCTCCTATGGAGCGCTGTCGGCCACTGCCCGCTCCCGGTAGGGCGAGGGGCACACCGCAAACTGCCGATCAAGGCGCGTAAAAAAATGCTCGCCATTCATCGTAACGACACGCAGGAGGCCGCAGCGCAGGCAGGTCTCGACGCGCGTCAATTGGTCAGCCACGGTTACGGTCCAGGTGTGCTGCCGTGTCATGGCAGGCGCACCTCCAGCGTCACAGGCAGCCCGGGCGCGATGCTGATCTGGTCGAAACTGCCGTCGAGATACTTGCTCACCAGCCGGATGCCCCACTCCTGCGGGTAGATCGTGCCCAGCAGCCGCTCGCCGTCGAGGATCTCGACCACCTGGGTGTTTCGGATAGTGTGCTCCTGAATGCGAAAAGTGACCATATTATTTCAATTCCTCGACTGCTTCAGGCCCGCCCGAAACTCAGCCTGGGCCTGCTCCGCCGCTTTCAACTCAGGCAGCGCCTCTTCCATCGAGGCGTAGACGGTCGGAGCTATTTCGACGTGCAAGCGGGTGGAGTGGCAGATGCCGCACTCGTAATTGAGCACCTTGTCCCTGACCAACCCGCCGAACGTCGTGCCCAGGCGCAATGCCAGCGCTGCTTGCGCGTCCTCCAGGCTTTCGAATACTCCGGCCAGTGCGAGCACGCAATGGTTGCTCGGGCATTTGAGTTGGGCGAGATACACCTTCATGAGTGCTCCATGCGAATGTCCTGCACGCGCGGACACCTTCTCCAGTCGATCTCCTCGCCGCCGGTCTCGAGCATGCACGGCGAATGCGCATCGGTGACCAAGCCGCACTGATTGCCCTCCGTGTTCAGCAGGAGGAACCGGAGCGGCAGCATCATCTGCGCGTACATCGCGCGACCGTAGAACGGGCAGTTGGTCATCGCCATCCTCTCACCGGTGCCGCGCCGTTCTC